CCGAAATTCCTACCAGCCGTTCTTTGTCTCCTTTTGCACCGTATATGGCTAAAACTCCAGCATCCAAATCAACATCTGCAACCTTATCGGTGTAGCGGTCATCCAGTGCGGGCAGCACATCCTTGGTCTGGGCGGCATTCAAAACGCCCTCGCCGCCCTGCATGTAGACGATTTCCGGCCCGTACTCGCCAACCAGCGTCCAGCCGGGTTCGGCATTGCGCGTGCCTGTGGCCTGTGCGCCGGTTTTCCGGGCGCGTCCGCTGGTGTTGGCTTTGTCCAGCTTGCTCTGCAGGGCATTGGCCGCAGTCGTGCCGATCTTCGCATAGGCGGTCTGCACATCGGGCAGCATATTGGATGCACTGTCGATGAATGCCTGCACCGTGGCCTTGCCGTTTTTTGCAGCCTCGGCACTCATATCCAGTTCATCTACAGTGTCACCGGCCTTTTGGGCCAGTTCATCCATTTTGCTGCTGAAGTCGGTGGTCAGGTCGGCAAGCGCTCCGCTGGCGTCCTTCTGTGCCTGCTGCAGATCCTGCCAGTTCTTCACCATCGTTTCCAGCTTGCCGCCGCCATCTTGGGCCGCCTGGGCCATACCGGCGATAGCGTCCACAGATTCCTTACTGCCATCGGCGAAGCTGGCTACCATATCACTCAAGCCCTCTATGCTCCCGGCTTTTTCGCGCAGAGTATCAAGGTTGGTGTTATAGTCCTGCCAGTAGGTGGTCTGGCTTTCAAGGTTTTTGTTCAGTGCGTCCACGCTGGTGGCGCTCACGCTGGATGCCTTATCCCAAACCTCGTACTGGCCGCCGATGGATTTCTCGGCAGCATCATAGGCGGTGTTGTAGGCTTCAACCAGCTTTTGGGCTTCGACTGTCACATCGCTGATGGCCTGTCCGAGCTCAGCCGCGCCCTCGGATGCAGAGCTTGTGGCCCCGGACTGGGCAGCCTCCAGATTCTCGTAGGCGGTCTGCGCGTCAGCAATGGCCTGCTGGGCCTCGCCCTGTTTGGTGATGCCATCGTCAACGGCCTGCTGGTAGACCTTTTCGTTCTCGGCGGCCTCCAGCTGCTGGTTGGAATATTCCTCGTAGCTGTCGCGCAGGTCCATAACCTCGTCAGCGATTTCGGGGTCAAGGTGAACACCCGCAATGGCACTCACGCTGCCGTAGGTTTTCTGGAATTCGTCATCCGTCATGCCCAGGGTGGACAGCAGCTTTTGATAGGTCTCGTCCATGCCCTTGCTGGCGGCTTCGCCCTTGGTCTGTGCCTCGGTCAGCTTCAGCTGGTTCTGGTACAGCTCCTTGGTGACATCGTTGTACTGCTGCGACACATCGGACATGAACTCTTGATAGGCCTGCGCCTTGGCGCTGTCCTGCCACGCCTTGGCATATCCGCGCAGCGCTGTGGTGCCGCCCTGTATCTCACCGGTGGTGGTATCAATATACCCGGCCAGATCGGGAATCAGGTCACACAGCAGCGTCAGCACATTGCGGTATTCCTGCTGGTCATCGGCGCTTAGCTTGGCATAGTCGCCCATTTCTTCCAGCTTGGTGATGTACAGATCCGCCGTGCCGGCAGTCGCCATTGTAGTTTCGGCGCTGGCCTGCATGACCGATTGTGCCTCTTCAAGAGAATCAGTTACGCCTCGTGCTTCAGCCGTAATGTCGCTTAGCTTTGGCGGCACTTCGCCTAGGGAATTGCTTGCATCATCAGAGGCGCTAACAAGAGTCACGATTGCGCCAGCGGCCAACGATACCCCTGCCACAGCAAGTGCTACCGGACCTAGTGATGCAGTAAATGTTGCCCCTAGAGCAGCCGTAGCGGCTTTTGCAATTCCAGCCGCCGCAGTATAGGCTGTAAGTCCTGTGGCTGCCGCACCAAGCACACCCACCGTGACGCTTACCCCTTTTACCACGGCAGGGTTTTCTTCCACGAACTCAGTCATGCCTTGGAGCATCTCGTTTCCAGCATCTGCAGCTTCACGGACAACAGGCGTATATACATCTCCAACGGCGATTTTTAAGTTATTGAAAGAATTCTTTGCAGCTCCCAGCCTGGATTCAGTTGTGGCATATCTCTTGTTTGCTTCATTTGTCAGCGCAACATTCTCATCCCATGCTGTATTTGCTACATTTACAGCTCTTGTCAATGTATTGGCAGCCAAGGCAAGGGATTTCAGCATATTGCTTTGCCGTATTCCAGACAGCCCAAGATCATCAAGAACTAGTGTTGCACTTTCTCCCTGACTATCAAGCTCTCCCAGTCCAGAAATAAACGAAGTCAGTGCCGTAAGGGCATCGTTTTTCCAGGCATTAGAGAATTCTTCAGCGCTCATGCCTGCAATTCGGGCATATTCAGAAAGAGATTCATCTGCATTCGCGACGGCTTTTTCGATGGCGGAAAGCGTTTGCGTCATCGCAGTGCCTCCGGCTTCGGCCTCTATTCCTACGCTGGACATCGCTGCTGACAATGCTAGGATTTGAGGCTCTGTCAGGCCGGCAAGTTTCCCGCCGGATGCCAGCCTTGTGCCCATTTCTGTGATATCGGCCTCGGTGGTAGCAAAGTTATTGCCTAGATCTACAATTACCGATCCAAGCCTGGAATAGTTTTCGGGAAGGGTATCGGTTATATTCGAAAATTTTGCCAGTGACGTCGCCGCCTGCTCTGCAGAAAGGTTTGTAGATTCGCCTAGGTCGATCATCACCCGACTAAAATCCATAACATCCTGCGTGGCTATGCCGAGCTGCCCGGCGGACTCGGCGACCCCGGCAATCTCCTTTGTAGTAGCAGGTATGTCTGTAGCCATATCTTTTATGGCATCGTCTATAGCGGCAAGCTGCGCATCCGTTCCATCTACAGTCTTATACACACCGGTAACATCGCTCTCGTACTCAATAGAGGCTTCTCCGGCAGCTATATATGCATCCTTGATTTTGCCAAGGGCATCATAAATTTTTGTGGAGGCATATGCCTGTGCAACGGATTCAATCGAAGAAACCCCAACACTTCCGAATTCTTCTGCGCTTTTGGTGGCAGCTATTTGCTTGGTTCGTAAATAGCTAAGTCTGTCGGATAGATCTGCGTTGGCCTCTCCAAGACGCTCTGTGCTAATTCCAGCTGCAGAAAGCGATGCAGCAGTTTGAGACAGGCGCTCTTTTTGAGTAGCCAGTGCATTACTCGTATCACCAATGCGTTGCTCAAGCTTGGCGCTCTCGCGTTCAAGGGAAGTGGTCGGGCCGCTGGTCTCCTTGATTTCCTGCTGTAGCAACTGATACTGCTTGTTCAGATTGTCCAGCTTGGCTTGGGTCTTTTCAACGGCGGCCTGCTGTTTGGTGTAGGCCGATATGTCAGCCTGCACACTCTGCAAACTGCGGATTTCCTTTTGCAGTTCGCTGGGTCCGCTCTTTGCTTTGGAAAATGTGGATGTATAGCTGCTGCCGAGCTTTGCATCCAACTGGAATAGCATTTCGTATTCTTTACGGCTTGCCACGGCAGCCTCCTTTATGGGTTATTGTTTGGCATTGTCCTTGTCAAACAGGCCGTTGTTGGCATCAATCCAGACCTGCAACTCGGCCAGTGTCATTGACAGCCAGTAATCCACGGGGGTGCAACAGTTCCGGGCCAGCATCATGCACTGCTTACGCAGCCACAGGCAGTCCCGGTCTATTACATCTCCGTGCGCAGCAAAAAACTGCGCGCCTTATCGCGGATCGCGTTGAACTCTGCAAACGGTGCAGCAACAATCGTGTCATAGTCGATTTTCTCCTTGCTGGCGCGGCAGACCATGCGCATCAGGAAACTGGTGTCGTACACCGGCACAATGGGCACACGCCCTTCACACTCGCGCACCTCACGGTCAATCGCCATGAAGTCGCGCCCCGTCAAGCTGCCGAAATCAAGCGTCAGCTGTTCGTAGGTCTTGTCCTCATAGGTGAACGGTTTCTTGAACACATGGGTATAAGTATCGGTGGCGGTTGCCGCCTCGGCCTGTGCAGCTTTCAGCTGCTTGTTGTCAATGGCGCTCATTTGCCAAACTCCTTTCATTCTTCAAAAAAATGCCCGGAGAGGGCTTCTCTCCGGGCATATCTAACTTGCCTGTAATTTGCTGACCAGCATGGGGTGTTGTCATAAATGTGTGAGCCATCTGTCACGCAACTACAGGCAGGGTCAGCGGATCTTGCCGGGCAAATTACTTGCCCAGGGCCTTGCGGACATCGGCCAGGTAGTCGGTGCCATCAATCAGGCAGATAAAGTTCAGCGGGTCGATCTCGCGGACTTTCTTGCCGTCGATATAGGTGGCCCAGTAACGCACGGCGAACTCGCCGGTACCGTTCTCCGGGGTAGCCGGGGCAACAGTACCGGGGGTGTGCGTCTTGGGGATAACCACCAGAATATGCTTGATGGCGCGAATCTGCACAGCAGCCGCAACAGGGTCTTCATCCTGCACAGCATAGCGCAGGTCGATGTTGTGGCGGCGGGGCTCGCTCAGGCGTACAGCCTGCTCGGTCATGGTGCGGTAGTTCAGCGTCATGCTCATGGCATCAAAGTGGCCCAGAATGACTGCATCGACATTGCCCGCGATGCCCGCACCGCTGATGCTCTGGGTCAGCGCGGTAAGGTTCGGCAGCGTGGCCTGTGCCATGCCGGCGTACTCGGTGTTGTCCTCATAGACGGCCCAGTTGATGGTAGACTGATCTACTCTCGGCATTGTTTATTCCTCCTTTACGCGGTCAGAGCGCTGGTCACATAGCTGGAATCATACTCCAGAACGAAGTCGATTTCCTGTGCCGGGCTGGCCGGGGTCATGTAGACATGAATCTTGATGATGCCCGCCATCAGCTGGGTCACGGGGTTCTCGTCCTCACTGATCTCCACGCGGGCGCCCAGCAGGTAGCCGCTGCCCACAAGGCCGTTCAGCCAGATATTCACCGTGTCGGTGATGGTATCCAGCAGGCGGCGGTTCATGGGCTTGTCAAGGAACTGCCAGCAGGTGCGGATGATGGTGTTCTGCACATAGGCGAACATGCGCCCGCACGGAATGAACATGTCCTTGGGGTCGGTGCTGGACGGATAGCATCCGGTGTAGTTGCCCCAGACCTTCCACGCTCCCATGAAGTTAAGCGCAGTCACGATGCCGCCGCCGTTCAGTGCGTTGGCCTGCTCAAAGGTCAGCACCACGGCGGTACCGTCGGCAAGGCACAGGCCGTCGATTTTCGCGTCCTTGTTGGACGGGCTCTCGTAGGGCACACCGGCATTGTCGGTGTCGGTGGCAGCCATGCGGCCAGCCACAATGCAGCTCATGTGCAGCTTGCGGTCACCGAGCGTAGCCATAGGCCAGCACACGATCTCGTTGGCATCGGTCATGCCCTTGTCGGCCTTGGTGGACACAGCGGCGGTGTAGCTGTTCGCGGTGGCGGTATCCAGATCGACCAGCGCCTTAGCGCCGAACATACCGTTGATGCCGCCCGCCTTGGTTGCCATCACGGCGGCAACCTCGCTCTCGCTGCTGTACTTCGGGGCAAGCAGCAGGTCGGGCACGATGCCCACGGTGCTCATGCAGCTGTCAACCGCAGCAAAGCCACCGGCAACAACGGTCTTGGTGACCTTGCTGGTGTCCACTTTGTTGTAGGCGATGTTCAGCTTGGAGGCAGAATAGGCGCTGCCGCCCTCGATGGCCTCAACGACAAGGTTCTCCCCGCTGTAGTAGGCCTCGTAGTCGGTGCCCTTGGTCAGTGCGCTGCCGCTGGTGCTGGGCTTTACGACCAGCGAAGCATCATTGATGGCATCAATGGGCAGCAGCGCTTTGTGGTCAGTCAGGTTGATGTCGGCAGCAGTCACAGTTGCTTTCATCGTGGCGGGGTTCAGCATATTGCACAGGATGACGGGCTGGCAGCCGAACAGCTGGAAGTGGGTGTACATCACTTCGCACAGGTCATAGCTGGCAAAATCGTCACTGTACCCCAGCGCCGCTTTCGCTTCGGCAAAGCTGGTGCAAAGCACGGGCAGGCCCAGCGCTGCGGCAGAATAATTGTCGGCAGACTGCACCGGGGCCGCGCCGACAACAAACGGGATGCCGCTGTCAGCAACGGACGGGGTGCTCACGCCGGTAGCGGCCTGCGTGGTATACACGCCATGTTTCGTAGGCATAGGTTTTCCTCCTTAAAATTTCCGGGTCAGCTGCCGCCGCGTTTCGTACAGCAGATTGCCCGGTGTTTTGATTTTGATGCGGTCTTGGGCAAGCGTCTTGCTCGTCACAATCAGCCGCGCTATCAACGGGTACTTCTCAATGGCAGCAGCAGCGGTTTTCAAAGCCTGCTCCTTGCTGCCCATGTAGATAGTTCCGTACTGGATGACCCCCACAATTGTCGGGCCAAGATAGACGCAGAACGCATCCTCAACGGTCATGGTCTTGGGTTCGGTTCCCATGGGCTTACCTCCCTCTGGACAGGCGGCAGAATCCATTCTGTCGCCATCTCTCCGATGTGGTAGGGCGCTGTGTCATCCAGATACATCAGCCGTTCCAGCCCCGCCGTGGTGTTAAGCGTAAACTGGTGGCCTATGACGACCTGCTTCAGCAGCGCAATGCGCAGCCGCTCCATAAGGTTTAAAAGCATCAGCGAGCCTTCTTCCTCATCGGGGCTGTACACACAGAACACCGTGCGCAACTTGGCTGTGGCGCGGATTAGTTCGCCCGCGGGCCGCAGGTCGTTTGTGGTAATGACCTGGTGGATGATGTACGGCGCTTTCTTCTTGGCGCTGCCGGAATCGGGCAGCCGCATTTTGTACACCTCCGCCGCCCGCATGGCGAGGGCTTCGGCATCGTTTTCCTGCTGGCGCACGGGCAGCAGCAAATCCTTCACCGCATCGCGGGTAAAGTCTGTCAGCCTGTCCAGCAGAATCAGCGCAGTCATTTACATCACCTCCAGCCATTCATCAGCGCCATGATCTCATGGTCAAGGCGTTCATCGAACTTCTTCCACGCGGCGCGGGTTAATTCCTCGCGCACGGCTTCATTGCCCACCATCGTGGGCACAGATGAGCCCATCAACTCGTGGATTGCATCGCCGCCGCCTGCCATCTGGCCCCCAGTGCGTTCAAAAATGCCAATGTGGCCGGATTTCATCCGGGCGATAAAGGCATTGTCGAACTTCGTGACGGAGGTGTCCGTCTTTTGGTGGCCGCTGGCGGCCACGCCGGGATGAACAGGAACATGTTTGCCGTTGATGATGGCAATGACCGTTTTGCCTTTGTCAACCGTCGGCATCTTCGGACTGGTTCCGTTGTAGCGGTACAAGGGAATTTTGTGTCCTGCAAATAAAACGGTGGCGGTCACGTTCCCGCCCGCGTAGGTGTAGCGGCTCTTGATGTTCTGGTTACTGCGCACGGCAGCGGCACCGATGTCGTATTCCTTGCAAATTTCCTTTACAGCGTTGCTGCGCACACTACTTACGGCGCGGCTCATGGCGCTTTTCACGGCCTTTTCGGTGCCGCCGGGTATACCCGCCAGCATCTTCTCGGCCCTGTCCAACGCACCGCCTGTAAGGTAGATGTTGATAGCGCCGTTGGACGCGGTAGAAACGCTCATTCGTCCACATCCTCCAGTTCCACGCGCAGCATCCCCATCTCGCAGATGGACGATGCCACATAGTAATCATGGAAAAAGCTGCCGCCCTCGCGCTCGTTGATGCGGATACGGCAGCCCTTTTCGGGTTGATTGCCGCCCAGATCATCAAGTGCGCAGTGCATAACGCGGCTCACAAGGTACAGCCCCTGCGCATGGTCGCTTTGCAGCTGGCGGCGGTCCTTTTCATGCAGCCCGGTGATAACTACCGGGATATCCTCGTAGGTTTCGCCGTCATAAATGACCGTATGACGCTCGGCAAACTCGTCAAGGTTTAAAAAAACGCCATGCAGGTCATCCTGCACAGCGTCACGGAACCCGCTCACACCACGGGCGCTTCAGCGCCCAGGTCGGGGCCGTCCATAGGCTCGCCGGGGTAAACCTCCTCGGCGCAGATCGCCTGAATCAGCGCATCCTTAGTCTTCAGCGCCTTGGTGTCAATGCCCATGTCGGCGGCCATCTTCTTCAGATTGGCAACGGTCATGTCGGCAAGGTCTTCGGGCACCAGATGGGCGGCTGCGGGCTTTTCTGTGGCGTTCTCCTCGGCGGGGGTATCGTTATATTCCTGCTCGGCGGCAGCCTGTGCAGGGGCGGCGGCAGACGGCGAGGCGGGTGCGTCCACGATTTCGGCAATGCCCAGCCCAACCAGGCGGCCCGCCTCCATGCCGTCAACCTCGCAGGTTTCGCCCAGCATTACAGGCTTCACGCCGTACTTGGTGCGGTAACCGTAGCTGCCGCAGATGATTCTCACTTTCATGGCGTACTCCTTCCGGCTTAGTCGATGACGCTCTCCATGTAAATCCACGGGGTGTAGTTCTTCGGGGCGGCCAGCGGGCGGCAGGCATAGCGCAGCTTACGCAGGTCGTTCGGCTGGTCCACGATCAGTTTGGGAACGCGCTTTGCCACATAGGAGGTAAAGTCGGTCTGGCCGTAGTCCATCTGGGTAATCTGGCCGTACATCAGATGGCCGCAGCTGGGGGCGGTGATCTCCACGCTGGTTGCAGGGAAGAACTTGGCACTCTGGCCGTTCTCGTCCTCGTACTCCTCGTCCACACAGAACAGATCCAGATTGTGTCCGCCGAAGTTGAAGCGCCCGATATAGGTCACGCCGGGATAGCGGGTCAGCTGCTCGTTCACCGTGCCGGTGAGGATGCCACTGTTGCGGTCCAGCAGCTTCTGGAACTCGGCATTAGACTGGAGCCAGCTGTTCACATCAGCACCAATCAGCATATCCTCAGCGGGCAGACCGCGGCGGGTCAGCAGACGGCAGGCAGCGATGACATCATTCTTGAAGTCGGCGTAGGTAGCACCGGCGGCGTTCCACTTCTTGGCGGGTGTGTACTTGTGTTCGGTGGCGGTACATTGACAAGAGCTGTAAATGTAGCAAATACAGCATGGGATGAGAATGTTGCGCTGACAAATGAAGCAAACAAGA